GCATGAATGCCTACCTATCGAATGTTTGAATCGTATTTCTTCAACCAAGTCAAAGAATCGTTGAGTTGAGGAACAATCATTGCCTTGCCGACAGTCACCTCGCTTACCACACCGTTAAACAAGTTGTTGTAATGCAGCCAGTATTCAGGAGTTATTTCAAGTTCGTCGAGCATCTTCTTATACTCGGCTTCCAACTGCGCTCCACGATAGCCTTTCATGTACAGCTCGTTGTAAACGCTTTCTTCAAATATACGAACTGAATCACGGCACGGCAAGGGGTTGCGAATATGGTTGACAGCACAGAACACCTTGCACATTCTGCTGCTTCCCATAGTACGTCTGGCAATTACGTCAGGCCTTCCCTGTTCGTAACCCTGAACATTGTCCAAGGTCAGCATTGAAAGGTTGTCATCCCTAAATCTCGGGTAATTTGTTTCATCAGCCATACGAACCTCCATTACTTGGACTTGTCAGAACTCTTGGTCGGGATAGGATAGAAAAGGTTGTCACCAATAAGGTGAATAAAGTCATGGTTCGGGCCAGGGGTCATCCACGGCTTCAACGTAACCGACACCTTCATCGTAACAGGAATGCTCGCACCGATGCTGTTGATGAACAATTCTTCCGACGGAGTGATTTGAACATGCTCGATAACCATCGGCTCAACATCAAGAATGTTACCTATCGTAACTCGGACAGGGTTTGGAACAAGCACGAAGTTAGCTCCCATGAAAGTGCTTCCCTGCATGTATGCGTCCAATACCTTGGTAATGATTTCATTCATTCCATCAACAAGATTTTGCTTGTTGGCATCGGCAAACTGTCCATTTTCGCTCATTTCCTTTGCGTTCTGGTCAATCTGGTCACCAAGCGCATTAGCACCGTCCCTGATGGTTTGACCAATGGCGCTACCGACCTTTACACCACTTCCAGCGGCATCGACAACACCATTACCTGCCTGCCCTTCTTCACTTTCCATCAGCTCTCTAATGCCACCCATTTCACCGACATTGGCCTCGGCAACATTAACCACGGTCTGACCCACAGTTATCCATGCCTCGCCAACACCTTTCAGTGAATCCTTCAAGTTTTTAGCATTGATGAACGACTGCTGCATACCAGAATTTGTAGCCGCTTTCAGGTTGTCAAAAAAGTCCTTCTTGTCAGTGTATGCCTTACGGACATAGGCTAGCTGCAAAAGCCTGTGGATGGAAAGACGGAATAAGTCTTCCTGTTCAGGCATATACCATGTGAAGTTTAGGTTCACTGGCAAATCCATCCTAGACCCAGCAAACGTTCTCAATGTAGATGCACCCGTAGATGCAGAATCCATTCCGTACAGTTCCGTTGTAGATTTAAGCTTCTTGCTGACTCCACCAATGACAGACGAGAGTTTGCCCACAAGCGAGTTATCTTGGGTTTTATCGTCAACTTTATTATCCATCAGGAGAGAGGTAAGGGCGCCTACCGCTGTCCCCAAGCCAAATCCTTCCGCATTATATCCACCCAACGCATCACCGATGGCTTCTCCTGCACTTGCACCCAACGGCATAGCAACCGCAGGGGATTTCAAAATTTCCACTGCACGGTTAAACGAAGTTTTGGGGTCTTCGTCTTTCCACATGCTATCAAACTGGATTCTTATTCCCCTCAGGTCACCTGGAGTCAATATACCATAGAACGGCTTGAACGCATCTGGGTTCATAGCATACGCCATACGCAGTTTCAACGCATCGGCTGCAGCATGGACGGGACCAAGGAATGCTTGACGTGCGGCGGGGCCAAGAGGTTCAATCCTGACCACGTTAGGATTCAACTCATAAAGGGAGTTGTGGATTGCACCTTTCGCATCTTGTTTGTAGCTTTCCTTTATACTGTAACGGGTTCTTTTCCCAAATATGCCTTTCTCATTGTCTGCCATACATTAACCCCTCATCATTCGTTCCACTTCATCAATATAAGCTGCATCTCGTGCCCTGTCGCCTTCTGGGTCCTTCATGTTTTCAGCAACCGCCTTTCCGATTTCAGATGCCAGTACATGAATTTCTTCCGTACTCAACGACATCCTGTTAAACAGCTGGACATCGTTCAATATAGGAGTAACGTCACGTTCTGCTCTTGCCGCCATATCCATGCGAGCATCCAAGAGTGGTGACGGCTCTTCCGTTTCACCAACCTGATTTACGTCCTCGTAATAATTGCTGCTCTTCTCAGCAGTACGGTCGGTTGGTTCCCTTTCCGCAGATGAAACCTTTTCATCTTCTCTTATTTGTAGCGGACTGTTGTCCTGATTGTTCATAGCATCAGCCGCACCCGAGATGTCGTTTGCCAGTTCCGTGATGGAATCTTTATCAAACAAAGCGTTTTCTTCGGTCGATGTACCACCTTCGTCCTGCAACTTCTCAATCAGGTCATTCTCGTTCTGCTTGACCTCATCAACAAGCTCTTTCAGACTGTTTAAACTACCATCGGCAAGTTCAACTGATTGCGGAGCATCAGGCTTTTCCTCTGGAACTTCCACAGGTTCGGGCTGCCTGTTTTCTACTTCCACCTGAACATTGACTGGGGCGGGTTCATTGACATCCGTATTTGCAACGGAGTCACCAAACTGTTCCAAGATATCGTCCAGACTGTCGTTGATTTTTCCCAAGCCTTCGGTTACTTCGGGAACACTCGCTTTATCTGAATCAGTCAACTTTTCGCCAATATCGGTCAGCAAGGTATTCTGTTCTGACTGGGCCGCAGCAATGTCACCCAACAAGGCTTCCTCTTTGCTCGGTTCCTTTGGTTCGTCAGTTACAGGTTCACTGGCATCAGCCTCGGAGAGTTTCTCACTAATATCGGTCAGCAACTTATTCTGTTCCGTCTGGGTCGAAGCGAGGTCTTCCAACAGAGTTTCCTCTTTGGTAGGAACATCTGGCTTAGGTTCATCCGTTGCAGGCTCATTGACATCAATATCGGACAATTTCTCGCCAATATCGGTCAGCAATGTATTTTGTTCGGTCTGTGCGGAGGCAATGTCGCCAAGCAAGGTTTCCTCTTTGCTCGGCTCCTTTGGCTCATCGTTATCGGCAACATCCGATGCTTCCTTCTGAGGCAACTCTACATCAACCTTCACTTCGACTGGCGTTACATCTTCCTTTACAATGTCAGTCTCTTCGTCTACCTTTTCTTCATCCTTGCGTTCAGCTTCGTTTAGAGCAGCGTCGTTGACCGCATCATCACGGGTTACATCCGCACGAAGGGCATCGCCTTGGTTTTCCAGAATGCGGTCAAGGTCATTCTGTATATTCGATAGGAACTCACGCTGTTTCGCATTTTCTTCGTCCCGTTCAACCTTATCGGCATCCTTGCGGAAAGCTTCCTTGACTTCATTCAAAGATTCAGCAAACTCGCTATTGTCGATAGCGCTTCCAAACTGTTCAACCAGCTTGTCGTTGGCGTTTTTAGCATTGGCCACCTGCTGGTCAAGAAACTCCTTCATCGTCTGCTGGTTCTCTTTCGGCAATGCGGCAAGAGCGTCTGCAATCGACTTAACCCCGTCATTTGACGGAGTTGTTTGGGCAGCCTGATTAGGCGTTTGGGTAGTTTGAGTTTGCTGTGTAGTGGCCATAATGCACCTTCAGATTCAATGATAGTTTATAATGCAGACACGATTTTTGACCAGATATAAACTATCATTGAAACATGCGGCATAGAATCAAATGGCAAAGTGCATTACAGACGTTATTTCTCCAAGGCAGGAAACTTCGGCTACACAGTCGGATTCCAGCATCGTGAGCAGCTTTACGGAAGCTGTCGAGAAAGCGGCCAATTCCATAAACAACGTCAGTAGCAAGCTGGAAGCAACGAACTGTACAAAAGTCGTATTTGACTGGTGCAGGGACACTATGGGCTTAGACGCCTATGCAGCAGTAGGCATGATGTCCAACCTGAATAAGGGATTCAAGCAGTACAACCATTTCAACTTCCCTGTCAGCATCGACGGAGCACTTACACTAAGCAAGAGCCTCTGCCAGACGATAGGTACATGGATTGCTTGGATTCAGGGTACAATCGACATTGCAACAAAGGCGGCATTCGTCCTGTTCGCAAAGATTGACGCAGCCCGTTTAAAACTAGAAGAAGCCCTATTGAGATTCAATGCCGCCGTATTCAAGTGCATCACCGACGTGCTGTCCGATATCAAGATGTCCGCATCGCTCGAAGTGGGTATCGGTGCAAGCGTGAGCCTTGACTTCAAGTGGGAAGAACTTCTCCAAATCATGATTGACTGCCCGTGCTTCTGCCGTGCAATCGCATGCGTAACGAACTGCAACAAGGATGCTGACGGGAACGACATTTCAAGAAACCCAGAGATGGTCATAGAATGTCTCCAGAACAAGTTCCCGCTGTCTCTTGGTATAGGTGTTGGCATCGGTGGTGGCATCGCAGGTTCGCTGAACGACCTCCTGTATGACTTCCTGATGAAGTTGTACAATAGCATCAAGGCCGCAATCGAGATGACCTTTGAAATGCTCATGAAGCCGCTCAGGGCACTAATCAAGGCTTATGCCGACCTGTTGACACAGAAGTTCGATGTCAGCGGGTTCATCAAGATGGTTGGCAACTTCGAGTGCTTCTTCATCTACACGCTTGAATACAAGAACAACCGAGAGTTCTACGGCATGTCGGTAATAGACATGATTAACACCTTCAAGAGCTGGACAGTGTGTTTCAGCCACCTGTGCCCAGGTCTGATGAAGGACATTGAAGGAAAGATTAAGGAGATAAACGAGAGCCTCCGCCTTAACGATGTGTTCTGGCAGGGAGCCTTCGAAGCAGACCTGTATGACCTGTGTATCGCCGCAAAGCTAGGCTACAAGTCATTCTCCGATTACGAGTTCCGTGAGATTTACCGTGACAACCCGAAGACCCAGTTCGACTCGCTACTGTCACAGCTTGAAGCATCGGCAATAACGAGGGTCTGCAAGAACCACAAGAAGACTAGCGCAGCCAACACCCCGACGAGCAAGGTCGAGGAAGCCATCATGTTCAGGACGGCTCCTGACAGGGAAAACGAAGTAAACGTAGGCGAGAAACCTATAACTAAATCTGAACAGAAGAAGTGCATATCCATCTCACACAATCTGATTGACAAGACGGTTAGCCCGTACTTTACCGAGAAATACTATCAGCTTCTCAGGATGCTCGCCGATTATGAAATCAACGAGGAGACGGTTGACGAACTGACCAAGATACTTGACAACTGCAGCAAGAAGGTCTACCCTGTCAACATGAGCAAACCGTTTACACCGTTCCCGTCGAACCAGTCAGCAAGGGCCGCAATCGAAGTATATCCTGCCGACATCGAAGTTACCTACGAACTCGTCGATGACTACGACGAAGAGGCTATCGCTAGAATTATCGAAGGATAGGGGGCAAAATGATTTACGGAACAAAGACTAAACACGCTCGTTACAAGCTGGTGCATCCAGAGAAGTACATGGAAAATCTGGCAGCACCTATATGCAAGTCGTCTTGGGAAGAACGGATTTTTCAGGCGATGGACAATAACAACTATGTACTGAAATGGGGTTACGAACCTGATTTCGAAATCTATTACATGTCACCGAAGCTCCACAAGATGAGCAAGTATTTTCCAGACATCTACTGTGAATGCAGGGCGGACAATGAGGGCAAGATAAACAAGTTCCTCATCGAAATCAAGCCAGAGAAATTTTCAGTAATGCCGAAACCACCGAAGGCATTGCAGGAAAGCGCAAATGCCAAGAAGGTAAGGGCGCACCAAAAGAAGA